CACTTACCAACAACTCTACTACCTAAACGTAAACAAGTTTTTGTAACTCTCCAGTTATTTTTTATATTATCAGGTCTCTCCCATTTACCACTCTCATCGTGAACTAGTAGATTTAATTTTTCACCATCATAACTATTGTCACCTGTATTCTTCCAATCAATAGTTGTGTCAAGACCTTGCATATCATCGATCTCTTCTCGTTCCCTCATTTTTTTACGAGTAAACTTTTTAGCCGGTACTCTATAAGCTAATTCAGACTTTGGTCGATCCATACCATCTTGTATAGGCTTGAAGAAAAAAGGATAATTCAAACTTATAGGTACAACTTTATCTGTAAACATTTTCTTTGCATCAGCACCTGTTTTAGATAGTATACCAAATCTACTATCACTTGCTAATGTAGCTTGATTAACTGTTTCAGATGAACTCATAAAAGAAAAACCAGAACGTCTATTTTTTAAATAACACATCCCATAACTTCTTTTGTCTGCTTTGCAAGCTTCCCAAAATATAAAGAATAATCTATTAGCTTCTCTATAATCTGGAGCGCCAACGTCTATCTTACTCCATTGTAGATACATATAATGTGTACCTGTTATATAAGTTGGTTTACCATTATTCATAAACCAAAATCCTTCATCTCTTCTTTTAAACTCTTCGTCTATATATCCATAATGTTTTTCTTTAAAATCATCTGGATAATCTTGCCAGTCAAATACAGTTTTAATTCTTTTAAAATCAGGATTAGCTGGAAACTGTTTCCATTTTTGCTCTTCTTGTTTTTTACTACAAGAGTATATTTCGTTTGGTTGTTTAGGTAAAGCTATTTGTAAACCTTGTATATCAAGTACTTCACCTATCATACCTGTTTTTGATATTACAACTATATCATTTTCTTTATCATAACCATACTCCCATTTTTTAGACTTGTTAAGTCTTTTAATGGTGTTTAACCTTACTGGTTCTACAACTTTATATAGAGTTTGTTCGTACATTACTTAGATCTTCCTTCTGCAAATCCTTTAAAAGCTGTTTTCTTTTCTTCTTCAATAGGTTTACCTTCAAGCATAGCTTCTTCTTCATGGATTCTATTTAATATTTCAAACGCGTCGAATATAGCTAGTTTCTTTGTAGCTGCAGCGTTCTTTAATCTATCAGCTGATATATCTTCATCTGAGTCTACTATTTCTTCTCTAGCAACTTTAATAAGTTCTTCAACTGCTTTGTGCCCAGCTTGGATTATATTCTTCTTCGTTTCCTTGATATTCATATTTAATTGTAATAAATTTATTCATGACCCTATATAATCTTTGACCTTCTACGATAAACTCATATTGACTACTAGGACGAAAACCAACCAACTCTTCT